TTCCGTAAGGATTGTCATCTACTACAATTTGACTGCTTGTTGTAAACGGTAGTGTTACAAATCCTACATAATCATTGGTTGGGTCTCTATCTCCATTATTTGTTAAATCTATTTTATATGTCCAAGAGAAAGCACTTATTCCGTCAGCGCCAGTAGCACCAGCAACTCCAGTAGCACCAGTAGCACCAGTAGCACCAGTAGCACCAGTCGAACCTGTTAAACCAGTTGTTCCAGTTGCACCAGTTGCACCCGTTAAACCTGTTGCACCGGTCGCACCAGTTGCTCCTGCACTTGTTGGGCTAAGAAGCTCTAGCCAGTTATGCTTGCTTATCGCAGAGCCTACTGGAGATACGGCAGTTGGACCGGTGTTAGAAGCTACCTTTGTGTATGTAAATGTAGTAGTAGTAGGTGTAGAGGCTACGGTGTATGTGCCGTTAAACGTTGCATCAACGCCGGACACAACAACTGTGTCTCCTGTTGTTATTCCATGCACGCTACCTGTAGTAATTGTAGCTGCGTTAGAGCTAATCTGTTTTGTTGTTACCTCTAGTGCGGTAGCCGCAAAAACAAACGTCTTACTGACGTCTGAGCGAATAGCGATGTCGCCAACTTCAACCGCAAGTTGAAGCATGGCAGTTTCAGTAGAAACCGCGTACGTATTAGTAATTGCAAGCCCAGGTAACTGGGCAATCTTAATTTTTGCGTTAGCATCAAGCTCTGCTACACCAGATGACGCTCCCTTTTGAGTAAGCGGGATGTAGTCGCCAAGTGACCCTGTTACACCTGCGGTGATAGAATCAATCTGCTCACGGTATGTCTCCGCGATGATGCCTGCTGCTAGAGACTCGTCAATTCCTTGCTGTGTAAACGAAGGTTGCTCTGGTAGAAGTAAGTTAGCGGTTACCGCAAGAATTACACCTGTGCCACCAGCAGGTTCAATTGCAGTCCCCGCGGAGTCCCAGGCGACCGTTAAGGTAATAGGGTTAGATGCTACGCTAACTGCTGCTGTAATCTCATAGCGAACTGCACCTGCGGTGTTGTCGTAAAGATAAATGCGCTGACCAACGGCAACGTCAGATGGACCATATAAACCTGAGTCATCAACAAAACTTCCAGATACGCTATATATGCCTGCCGACGTCTCAGTTGCAGACGCTACTGTAAAGCGACCGGATAGCGGCTTTGTCATTTACTATCCTCCCTTACGCGAAGCTGAATCGAATAGTTCGGTTTGCTGATGCCATGACTATTGATAGTTGATCATATCCACTCAATGAACCTAAGTTAATATTAGGTGTTGACTGTGCGTTTGTATCTTCACGCCAGGCAAAGATCATAGGTGGGTACCTATCTGCGGCTGAAGAGTTAAGCCCTACCGCCGCGTAGTTAAAGATCAAGGGAGACGCTACAGAGGAAGGAAGTCTCATCATTCCACCAAGTAGAGTTACACCGCCACCTGTAGGTGCGTATAGCGTCACAGTCGAGGTAACGCGCGCCATGTTGTATCCGCGCGAGTAAACTCCAGTTGCGCCGCTGCTTGTTCCTGTGTTGGCAACCGTAACGGTAAATGTATTTGCGTCGGTTACCGTGACGGTTAACGACTGTGCGGTGGCAACGTTTGTGTCACGAAGAATAATACGGTCACCGGTTGTTAGTCCGTGAGACGTAGAGGTAACTGTCAACGTAGTAGTAGAACGACTCCACGTAAGAGCTGATTTTTGATTAACGTCATAAGAGTGTAGATAAAATTCTTCGCCGCTTGTTGTTTGCACCTGGTAGCGCTCGATGTACATCGATGAGCCTGCGCCTGGCGCTCCAGTCGCACCAGTTGCACCTGTTTGCCCTGCACCGGTTACACCTGTTACACCGGTAGCGCCCGTAGCACCAGTTGCTCCCGTTGCTCCAGTTAGACCGGTTAAACCAGTTAAGCCTGTTGCACCGGTATTTCCAACCGCGCCAGTCTCTCCTGCACCAGTCGCACCTGTTGCTCCGGTCATACCGGTTAAACCTGTTAGTCCAGTCGCACCCGTGTTACCAGTTACACTTGCACCGGTTGCACCTGTTGCTCCTGTAACACCTGTATTTCCAACCGCACCTGTCGCACCAGTTACACCAGTTGCGCCCGTTATGCTTGGTCCTGTATTTCCAGTTAAACCCGTTGCACCAGTTAATCCTGTTAGTCCAGTCGCACCCGTGTTACCAGTTACACTTGCACCGGTTGCACCGGTCGCACCAGTTAAACCCGTTGCACCAGTTAGACCAGTGTTACCAGTTACACTTGCACCCGTTGCACCGGTTGCGCCAGTCACACCGGTTAAACCTGTTGCGCCAGTAGCACCAGTTAGACCAGTGTTACCAGTTACACTTGCACCCGTTGCACCCGTTGCTCCTGTAAGTCCTGTTAATCCAGTAGCACCAGTTAGACCAGTGTTACCAGTTACACTTGCACCCGTCGCACCAGTGTTACCTTGTGCGCCCGTTGCACCTGTATCACCAGCTATACCGGTTGCACCGGTTGTACCTGCACCGGTTGCACCGGTAGCTCCGGTTGTGCCTGTGCTGCCAGTTGCACCTGTTGCTCCAGTTGTACCTGCACCGGTTGCACCGGTTGCACCGGTAGCTCCCGTTAAACCTGTTAAACCAGTTGCACCTGTTTGTCCTGCACCGGTAGCTCCGGTTGTGCCTGTGCTGCCAGTTGCACCGGTTGCGCCTGTATTTCCCGCGCTGCCTGTTGCGCCAGTCTGTCCTGCACCGGTTGCACCGGTAGCTCCATTAGCTCCTGCAGGTCCAACAATCTGACCTACGCTTGCCCAAGCAGAACCATTCCAAACATATAAATCTCCATCAGCGTCTACTATGTAAGCGTCGTTTACCGTGTTACTTGAAGCTGGCAGATTAACAACTGCCGCAACGCTTCCCTTAAATGTTATTGATACGCCTTGCGCACCAGTTGCGCCCGTTGCTCCAGTTGAGCCTGTTCTACCGGTCGCACCTGTTGCACCTGTTAAACCAGTCTGTCCAGTTGCGCCAGCTCCTGGACCAGTTGCGCCAGCAGGACCAGTTGCGCCAGTCGCGCCTGCGCCTGTTGCTCCGGTAGCGCCAGTTGCACCAGCAGGACCGATAGGTCCGCGAGCAGTAGTTGAAGAAGAAGATACGTTATAGCTAGTTGTCGTTGGGACTAGGCGAGCAATCTGTGTAAATAGATCAATGTCTGAGCCGTTGCCGATAGGGAGGAAGACTCTTACGTTTACGGACTTAACACCGTTGATTCGAATAGCAACTTCATATGCCCAACCTGACGGAGTAACAAGTGGGTTATCGGTAGTTGGAAGCTCTAGTGAAAACGAACCTGTGCCGTCTAGTGATACTGTAGTTGCGCCGCTTAAGACAACAGAGTTGTCAGGGTCATAGATAGTAGAGGTAGGCGTGAACGAAATAGTTCCTACGCCTGCGATACCTCTTGATGAGAGATACGTGCCTATGACGGTACGCGTTACAACGTCCTCAGACCAGCTTGGCACAGAAGCTCCGTTCCTAAAAACTTAACGTACCTATATCTCTCAGAACATCACAGAGACAATAATAGGAGACAGGTACATACTACCAAATAAATAAAATCTTTACTTGGATATTTTATTATTTATTGGCTGGAATTACGCTAACATCAAGCCTTGGATCGTGATCTTTACCTACGACCATGGTCAATATACCAGGGTTAGACTCTAGGCCACGTCGGTCTCTAAACCATGCGGAGCCTGGGTCAACCGTGGGACATTGCGCCCAAAATCTTCCGCCGACGTCCATAGATCTAAAGTTGTGGAAGTGTCCTGATAACCAAACATCGCATCCGCCGAGAGCAGTCTGACCCGCTGCCTGCTCTGATAGATACTTAGTAACATCTCTTCCACTTTGGTGCCCGTGAAATAATCCAATCATCGTTCCGCATACCTCAACGGCAAGTGTTTGATGATCTTTTGCAGGGAACCTAAACTCTACGTGTGATAACGCGCTACTTTCCGCGCAAATTGACTGTGCCACGTTTGCGATGTGAGTGTTCCATCCTTCAGATGGATCAAGCGCAACCTGGCGACTAACCTCATCGTGGTTGCCGTTTACTACCGCAACTACAACGTGATCTACTAGAGGCGCAAATGCCTTTATTTGAACCATAAGCACACCTATGCCTACACGTATCTGTTCGGTAAGACCCATATCCGAGGCGGAGTGACTTTGCAATCTTCCACCCTGAGAAACGTTTCCCTCAACGTGATCTCCTAGCAGCGCGATAACAACCGTACCTATATCTCTTCCAACTTTTCTCAGGTCATGTAAACGATGAACCGCGCCTTCAGTTGCTGTTTGAATGCGCTCTACTGTCTCCTTGGTGCCCTCTCCGTTAGCTTTCTTACCTAGTTGCTGGTCGCTAGGCGCAAAGATAAAGGCAAGGTCTCCTGTTGTCACGGGAGGCTTCTTGCCGGGCTTCCAATTTTGTAAATTTTTCATTAGATCTTTTACGTCTAGGTCTAACTCTGTTTGAGATGATATGGGAACGATGTTAATTCTTTGTGATTCTAAAAGCTCGCCGTCATATCTTTGCCAACGCGATTTTCTTACCGACGTAATCGCCCAGTGCTCCGGGTTAAGATCAAATTCTATTAGTAACTCTCTTGCGTCAGGAATATCTGAGATAGGTCGCGGTATCGAGATTACGTAACCGCCG